GGCCCGGGGCGGGACGGGATCGCGGCGCTGCGCGGCTTTTTTTTATAAACCTAACCCTAACCTAACTACCGCTCATGGGGAGGGTCACACCCTAACCTACCGGCTTGGCGAGGGGGATTCTCTAACTCGCGCTGCTATCACTCGCGTTTAGGGCTTACTCCTCAGCTCACTTCGTTCGCTTCGTCGTCGCCCTAAACCCTCGCTCCTAGCAGGCTCGAATAATGCAGTGTAAATGTGTGTGTATTTGTGTATGTTAGTGTAATCGAAATAATTTTATTCGATTTTAAAGTTGCAAATAATTTTATTCGATTTTTAACTTTATTCATAAAAGCGCAATCTTGAGTTCCATTCAGGGATGTTAAAACCTTCAGCTCCTGCAACATTTGTAGCGAGTACAACAAGATAAAGCGCACCAGTGGAAATGTCACCGATAGTACAAGGATTAGAATCTGCTTTGTACTGAGTGACCAATCCCTTTAATTTAACGTATTCCCTGATATGTCCACCGTATTTAGAAGAACCTCCAGCAGATACCATTTGAATTTCAGAAGGGAATGTAACTGTGGGAACACCTGTAACAGCGTTGGTAATTGCGGGCAAATCAAGTGTCCAATGTCTTAAAATTAAGAATCGATCTCTGTTGTTCAAGTTAACAGATGAGAGCGCATTGGCGTTCTGGTTTCCAGCTTGATCATAGTCTAACCAGATATCGCCCTGGGTAGGAATCGCACCGTTTGTTTGTGCATCATAGACAAGTGCAATCTTACAAGTGTCACTAACAGAGTTTCTAGCAACGGAAAGAGGTTCTATGTTAATGTCGAGCATCACACTTTTCAGGTAAATTCTTCTTCCAATTCTGTTGTAGAACCCTGCGCCAGGTTGGATCAAATTGAGAGGGAGAATTGTTCCACTGCTATTACAACTCAGAGCAGCTCCAGCAGGTACAGTAGTAGTGGAACTGTAGACTAATGCTTTGATTTCTTCTCCTTTGTCAGGTCGTGGCTTTGGAGATTTATGGAGCATTGTGATCATTGAATAAGAAGGTTTCGAGGTACGCGAAGATGCATATGAGTTAAACTCGCCACGCTTTTGTTTCTTTTTTCTATCGCCTTGAGTGGAAGAACGTTTCATTCAAACTCGTTTTATCAGTTTGTGTTTTGTTTTTTTTGAAGAAAGTAGTTGTGGGGAATTCTTTTTATTTAAGGAGTCCCATAATTCTATTAATCCGAGTCTTCGTAGTATTGAGACACTCCACCTTGATTGTAATCTTCGGAGTCGTCAGATTTGGATTCACTACCAAGATCATCAATAACAAGATCAGTTCGTTGACGTTTAACCATTGCAAGCAACTTATTAGCTCTACGGCGTTTAAGTTTAACAGGATCAGAAGAATCAGAATCAGAGCCGTCAAAAGATTCACTACATTCAAGCTGCAACAATTCTCTTTTGCCCTTAGAGATAGAACGTTTAGGGATTGGGGCACTCGGAATAACAGGAGATTCAGGCAAAGGGGAGACAGGTATTTCAGGCGAGTTAGGCACAGTCACATCAAGTGGGTATTCACTTGAAACATAGCGTAAATCCAAGCCCCCCTTTTCAATTTCAATGTGTAACCGTTTGTCATCTAATCGGAGATTTCCACCGTTATTTTGATCTTCATTAATATGAATATCCAAGCGGAATTGTACTAATGTATCAATTCTACGTTCTAAAGCTTCCCAACAGAGGTTTTTAGTTCTATTATCGAATTCGTACCACATTTTAGGATGGAAGTTGGAAGTAATTACCAAATGGGGTGCAATAAAAGGTAAGAATCCACCTTTTGTCTGAACACGTAGATCGAATTTGTCGGCAAGCTGGTTCAGGAAAGTAAGAGGACATTTAGAACCTGTAAACTCATCAAGAATAATCGTTTGGTGTTTAAGTGGATCATAACCATTCCACCACATAGCTTTACCGTCGTTGGGCAGGAGAAAGTAACTACCGAGAGTCTTTGCGAATTGAATAGCAGTCGAGGTTTTACCAGTTCCAGCACACCCGTAAAAGACATGAAGTTGAGTTTTGTGTTCTCTTTTACGACTAATCAATGCTTCGAATTGGGCTTTCTGCATCATAGAAACGTATCTAATTGTGGTAGGCTGAGCATCGATTATGTCTGCTATCTGTTTCCCTTTCTTAAGATCATTCCAGACTGTGGCTAAGTCATTTCGACTACCTTGTCCAGGCTTTTCACGAAAGACACCTTTAGTACCGTATTCATGTATATCAGAAGCACGTGTTTCTTCCTTGGTACAATAAGCAATTGCCTGTGATTGAGATCCAATCCGTATTTCACAATGTAGGGAAGAAAGACCGAAATGAACTTTAATTTGAGGCATTGTGCGGGGAACAGCGAATTCAACATAAGCCTGTAAGTGATATGTTCCCTTTTCTCCGACTTCACCTTGGTATACGCAGTAAGTAACAGGATGGACTTGAGCAGCACGATTAAAAGCCCTAATGTTGAGCTTGTCTTGGTCGGTGAGAGCATCAGGTTTAGTATTAGGAGGAAAGTTAAAAGTAAGTAACCAACAGCGACTTTTTTGATTAGTCCTATGCGCTCCAACAGTTCCGAGTCGTTTGGGAGGTCTAGAGAGAGTATCATTGTTCATTGTTGTTGTTTTTGTTTTTTCTTTTTTGCTCGGTATTTGTTGTTAAATAACCCTTTTTGAAAAATGAACCCCACAAGTTTGGTGATTCCCACAAAATCCGACGACGAACCGACATCGGCGACGACAAATTGACGTCGTTAGGGCATGAGTGTACAGTCAGACTCGTAAAGAATTGCATGCAGGATAAGGGCTAATGCTTAGCCCGCGATACATTGCCCGCAGAGAACTGCGGTCAAGTATCGTTAGTATTCCATGTGAAGTTCGTTTTAATACGTACAGTGTTTAATGTGAAGGGCCGCGAATAGGGGCCGAGGAAAGTTGGGGGTAATACTAGTGAACCTAAAGATTCACCGCTAAAGCGCCCCCAACTTCCCTCGGTTTAGCCTATTTCCAAAACGGCTACCGCCTCGTCCCCTGTGTCGGATCGCGGCGCGGAGTACCGCGGGATGGGCCCGGGGCGGGACGGGATCGCGGCGCTGCGCGGCTTTTTTTTATAAACCTAACCCTAACCTAACTACCGCTCATGGGGAGGGTCACACCCTAACCTACCGGCTTGGCGAGGGGGATTCT